GGACCCAAAACTGTCATATATGGGGGATAATATTTAAAAATTCTTAGGAGTTGCTATGAAGTTCTTTGTCCGAAAAGTTGATCTACGCGAACCTGCTAACGTTACGATGCTATGTTACTTACAAAAGAAAATCCTGCCGAGCGACTCTATCTACAAACCAGATCGTGGGCATTGGTGGATCGTATATACAGAGGATGGCAAGCCCGTGGGATTTGCTGGTCTTGTTCGGTCGATTGCTTGGAACGATACAGGTTACTTATGTAGAGCAGGTGTGATGTATGAGTACACAGGCAAAGGATTACAGAAAAGATTAATCAAAGTACGACAAGCACAAGCTAAGAAGTTAGGTTGGAATTGGCTCATCACTGATACAACAAATAACCCTGCATCATCAAACTCTTTGATATCTTGTGGATTTAGGATATATACTCCTGCCAACAAGTGGTCTTTTAAGAACGCTATCTACTGGAGATATAAGGTTCATCCCGATGCCGTACAAAGACGCGAACGTAAGAAAAAACAAACACAAGGAGTACAGCCGTAAGCATTACCTAGCTAATCAAGTAGAAGTAAAAGCTAGGGCGGCTAAATTAAAACGCGACAAGCGTGAAGAGTGGTATGCATTTAAGAGTACATTTAAATGTACGATGTGTGGGTTCTCTCATCCAGCAGCACTAGACTTTCACCACGTAGATAGAACAGATTACCACTCAGTAAATCGCCTAGCTCAATTAGGTAATTACAAAAAAGCTAAAGAAGAAATTAAAAAGTGCATACCCCTATGCGCTAATTGCCATCGTATTCATCACCACGAAGAGCGACAAGAAAAGAAAAAGGTTCGGCGTAAAAAGAAAAAGGTGTAACATATTACTCATACACGTGAGGGTGTGTTTTTAGGGGTTTCCGTAGAATTAAAGATGCGCATTTTTAGCCGTCGCCCCATTCTTTTTCTGTAAAGAAACTCTTTACACATAGTTAAAACCCTTATATACTTCGCGCATGGACGCGTATATTCCAGAAATCGAGAGCAACATCCCCCTACCAAAGAATGCTACCGAAGCATTTCCTGAACTCACGCCCCAAGAAGAGTTAAACATGCGGGCAAACGTGGTGGCTTTAATGTCTGAACTAAGCGGACAACCCATCTCACCTAACAAAGGTAACGTTGACGACGCTAAAAAACTAGCCGTGCAGATGGCAAGTGACCCCAAGTTCCGCCCAGAGTTTAATCAGTACCCCAACGAGACTCTTGCTATGTTAGCTGGCATGGTAGCCCAGATGAATGTGAGCATCGTAGATGAGTTATCCGACCTAAAAACCTATGTAGTCAACAACTTAGTGCATTCTGTAGAGGCTGCCAAGGATGTAAAGACCAAAGTTGCAGCTCTGCGGGTGCTTGGTGAGGTTGATGGAGTCGATGCGTTCAAGAAAAGAAGCGAAGTTACAGTCAAAATCCAGTCTATGGAAGAGGTTGAGGCTGAGTTATTGACCCTTTTAGATGATGTTGAGGGTAAATATATTGATGTAGAAGCTAAAAACATCACAGAAAAAGACGAAAAAGATGCATAAATTGTCTCAGGAACAGCTATTTAAGCTGCGATTATTGGTCCAAAACCCCAAAACTCCAGAGCAAATTAAGCGGAAAACTAAGGATTTATTAGAAAAATATGACGAATTTCTCACCCAAGAACGAGGCAAAGTATCCTTTTTGGACTTTGTTAAACACGTATACCCGGGCTATAAAGTCGGACCGCACCATCTTAAACTGGCTCAAATTTTTGAAGATATTGCTAACGGTAAGAAAAAACGAGTCATTGTTAATATCGCTCCGCGTCATGGTAAGTCAGAACTTATATCCTATCTCGCTCCTGCCTGGTTCTTGGGTAAGTATCCTCAGAAAAAAATCATCATGGCGTCTCACACAGCGGATTTGGCTGTTAACTTTGGACGTCGTGTTAGGAACCTTGTTGGTTCAGACAACTATAAAACAATATTTCCGCAGGTAGAATTACAAGCTGACAGTAAATCGGCTTCGCGTTGGGGAACAAATTTTAATGGTGAATACTTTGCTATTGGTGTTGGAGGTGCTCTCGCTGGTAGGGGCGCTGATTTGTTCATTATTGACGATCCACATTCTGAGCAAGACGCCAAAACAGGGCGACCAGACGTTTTTCTTCCTGCTTGGGAGTGGTTCCAGTCTGGGCCTCTTCAGCGCCTTATGCCGGGTGGTGCGATCATTGTTGTGATGACGCGGTGGTCTAAACTTGACTTAACCGGACAGATCATAAAACAGCTAGAGAATAACGACGAGGTTGACCCTTGGGAAGTTATTGAGTTTCCTGCTATTAAAGATGATGGCGAGAGCCTTTGGCCTGAGTTCTGGCCTGTAGAGGAGTTGTTAGCTAAGAAAGCGGCGCTTGACATTAGGTATTGGAATGCTCAGTATATGCAAAATCCAGTATCTGAAGAAGGTGCTTTGATTAAAAGGGAGTGGTGGAACATCTGGGATAAGGAACAGCCACCGCAGTGTGAATTTATTATCATGTCGCTAGACGCGGCTCAGGAGGCAAACAACCGTGCGGACTTTAATGCGCTCACAACGTGGGGCGTCTTCTTTAACGAAGAGGTCAACAATTACAACATCATCCTACTTAATGCGATCAAAAAGCGGCTGGAGTTTCCGGAACTTAAGAAACTTTGTCTCGAAGAATATAAAGAATGGCAACCGGATGCGTTTATGGTTGAAAAGAAGTCCAATGGGGCGGCACTCTATCAAGAGTTCAGACGTATGGGTATACCAGCGCAGGAGTTCACACCTGGCAAAGGTCAAGACAAAATCTCTCGAGTTAATGCTATTAGCGATCTGTTCTCGGGAGGGGTCGTCTGGGCGCCGGCGCACCGCTGGGCGAAGGATGTAATTGAGGAATGTAATGACTTTCCTAGTGGTCTAAATGATGACTTAGTAGACTCAACTACGCTAGCTCTGTTAAGATTCAGGCAGGGCGGATTTATTCGTCTGCCAAGTGACGAACCTGATGACGATATACTTTACAAATATCGCAAAAAAGCAGCCTATTATTAAGGATAAATTATGGCAATAGATAAAGCAATGTACCAGGCCCCACAGGGTTTAGATCAACTTGANGAAGAGGGCGATCAGCCTGAGCTAGAAATATCTATTGAAGATCCCGAAGCTGTAGAGATTGGCATTGATGGACANCCCATCATGCGCATGGAAAAAGANGAAGAGCCAGAAGGGTTTGANGATAACCTTGCTGAAGTATTAGATGANCAAGTACTTGCTACATTAGCTAGTGAATTGACTGGTGATTTTGATAANGATGTATCGTCAAGAAAAGANTGGATTCAAACTTATGTTGATGGTCTTGAGTTACTNGGNTTAAAGATTGAAGAACGTGCTGAACCTTGGGAAGGCGCTTGCGGTGTATACCACCCACTCTTGTCTGAGGCAGTAGTCAAGTTCCAAGCTGAGACCATGATGGAAACGTTTCCAGCAGCAGGCCCAGTTAAAACACAAATCATNGGTAAAGAAACTCCTGAGAAAAAAGANGCNGCAGANCGNGTNCAGCAGGANATGAANTACCAGATTACAGATGTGATGAAAGAATACAGACCTGAGCATGAGCGTATGTTATGGGGCTTAGGACTTGCAGGTAATGCGTTTAAGAAAGTGTACTTTGACCCAAGCTTACAGCGTCAAGTATCTATGTACGTCCCTGCAGAAGATGTAGTTGTCCCCTATGGAGCTTCTAGCTTAGAGTCAGCTGAGCGTGTTACACATGTGATGCGTAAGACTGAGAATGAAGTACGTCGCTTGCAGCATGAAGGTTTTTACCGAGACGTAGACTTGGGCGAACCAACCCAAGTAATGGATGANATTGAGAAGAAGATTGCGGAAAAGCTTGGCTTTAAAGCTACAACCGATGATCGTTTTAAGCTGTTAGAAATGCACGTAGAGCTAGACCTTGAAGGGTTTGAGCATACTGATGAAGACGGCGAACCAACTGGCATAGCGTTGCCATACATCGTGACGATTGAAAAGGGTACTAATACTATTCTTGCTATCCGTCGCAACTGGAGACCAGAAGATGAACAACATCATAAGAGACAGCATTTCGTACATTATCCGTACATTCCGGGCTTTGGTTTCTACGCCTTTGGCCTTATACACCTTATCGGCGCTTTTGCTAAGTCTGGTACTAGCCTTATTCGTCAACTTGTCGACGCAGGTACATTATCGAATTTGCCCGGCGGGTTTAAGACCCGTGGTATGCGAGTTAAAGGAGATGACACCCCTATCGCCCCTGGTGAATGGAGAGACGTCGATGTGCCAGCTGGTACCATGCGTGATAATCTCTTACCTCTCCCCTACAAAGAACCAAGTCAAGTCCTTTACAGTTTATTAGGAACTATCGTAGAAGAAGGCCGCAAGTTTGCAGGTTCTGCGGAGATTCAAGCATCTGACATGAGCGCAAACGCTCCCGTTGGAACAACACTGGCAATTCTAGAAAGAACATTGAAGTCGATGAGCGCAATCCAAGCGCGTATTCACTATGCAATGAAGCAAGAGTTCCAGCTGCTTAAAGATATTATTAGAGATTACACGCCAGAAGAATACGACTATGAGCCAACCGAAGGCTCTCGTATGGCTAAGCAATCAGACTATGACATGGTGTTTGTAATACCTGTCTCCGATCCCAATGCGGCTACTATGGCGCAAAAAGTAGTACAGTATCAGGCTGCTCTACAACTGGCGCAAACTGCCCCGCAGCTATATGACTTACCAGTATTACACCGTCAAATGTTGGACGTGTTGGGAATCAAAAACTATCAGAAGCTGGTACCACTACCAGAAGATATGAAGCCACAGGATCCTGTAACGGAAAATCAAAACGTATTAATGATGAAGCCTGTCAAGGCGTTTGCTCACCAAAACCATCCAGCCCACATTCAAGTGCATATGGCTGCTATACAAGACCCTAAGATTCAAACTCTTTTAGCTAACAATCCAATGGCTCAGCAATTAATGCAGGCTATGATGTCTCACGTTAATGAGCATATTGGGTTTGAATATCGCAATCAAATTAGTCAACAAATGGGCATGCCTTTACCAGCACAGCACGATACTCATATGGAAGGCGAGCAGGATCTTAATATGACTCCAGAAATGGAAGCTCAGTTATCTCCGTTGATGGCACAAGCTGCACAAAAACTGTTAATGCAAAACCAACAACAAGCTCAACAGCAACAAGCGCAACANCAAGCTCAAGACCCAATCATCCANCTGCAACAACAAGAACTGCANATCAAGATGGCTGAACAGCAACGCAAGTCTAAGAAAGANCAAGATGACTTCCAGCTTAAGATGCAGCAGATTCAACTTGAAGCAAAACGGATTGCCGCCCAACAAGAAACTGAAGGAGCTAAGATGGCAATCCAAGCATCACTTGCTAAGCGCAAAGAGATAGCCGACCATACGCTTGAAGGCGCAAAATTGGCTATTGATGTAGGCAAACAACGTGAGCAAAATCAACATCTTAAGGACGTTGCAAAAATGCAAACAGAAGCGCAAAAAGAATTAGCTACAAAACAAACTGAGACTAAACCAAAGGAGAAAGCTAAATAATGGATGCCCACCAGGCTTTAAGTCATATAGTACGACAACTAGATGAACGGATTTTGCAACTTCAAGAAAGCTTAGCAGACGACAACTGTAAGACGATTGAAGACTACAAAAAAGTATGCGGAGAAGTAAAAGGTCTCTTTGCCGCACGAAACTTTATAACTGACCTTAATAAAACTATGGAGAACTCCGATGAGTGACCAAACGGTAGTAGATTTAAGTCAAGCGATTGACTTACGAGCAGTAATGAGAGAAGCAGAAGAGAAAGCCAAACAACTTCCCGAGCCAAAAGGATATCGCATTTTGTGCGCAATCCCAGAAGCAGAAGAAGCTTTTGATAGTGGCATCCTTAAATCAGACGAAACTCGTCGGCATGACGAACTTCTAACCACAGTTCTTTTTGTGGTCAAGATGGGACCAGATTGCTATAAAGACCCAGAGCGTTTTCCAACTGGCGCGTACTGTCAAGAAGGTGATTTTGTATTAACTCGCCCAAATGCAGGTACCCGCCTTGTAATTCACGGTCGTGAGTTCCGCATTATTAATGATGATTCCGTAGAGGCTGTAGTTCAAGACCCACGCGGCATCACACGTAAATTTATTTAAGGAGGATATATGCCAGAAGAATTTAAATTCCCTGACGAAATGGAAGATCAGGGTAAACCCGTAGATACAACTGCAGACGAAACTCGTCGGCATGACGAACTTCTAACCACAGTTCTTTTTGTGGTCAAGATGGGACCAGATTGCTATAAAGACCCAGAGCGTTTTCCAACTGGAGCGTATTGTCAAGAAGGTGATTTTGTATTAACTCGCCCCAATGCTGGTACACGCTTAGTAATTCACGGTCGTGAGTTCCGCATTATTAATGATGATTCCGTAGAGGCTGTAGTTCAAGACCCACGCGGCATTACACGTAAATTTATTTAAGGAGGATATATGCCAGAAGAATTNAAATTCCCTGACGAAATGGAAGATCAGGGTAAACCCGTAGATACATCTGTAGATACAACAGAAGATGATGAGGAGTTTAGCGTTGAGATTGTTGACGACACTCCTAAAGAAGACCGCAATAGAAAGCCACTAGACCCAGAAGCTAAGGAACAATTAGAAGCTTTAGATGAGTCTGATGAGTATTCTAAAAACGTAAAAGATAAGTTTGCCCAATACAAAAAGGCTTGGCACGAAGAAAGACGTGCTAAAGAAGCAGCCCTGCGTGAGCAGCAAGAAGCCTTAAAAGCGGCGCAAGCTATCCTTGACGAGAATAAAAGACTAAAAGAAGCCATTCAATATGGTGAAAAAGAGCTAAATGAGAGCTATAAGTCAACTGCCAAAGCTGAATTAGAGAAAGCCAAGCGAGAATATAAGGAAGCTTATGACTCTGGAGACTCTGATAGGCTTTTAGAAGCTCAAGAACAGCTAACTAAAGCACAAATCAAGCTGGATAAGTCAAAGAAGTTTAAAAAGGTTGTACAAAATGCGGAAAATGATGTACAAATACAACAAAGACCAGCTGCTCAACAGCAGATGGACCCTAAAGTTGCTGAATGGGTATCACGTAA